TCATTTTTCCGCCTTGGCCGCGCATTGGTCGAGATAATCCGACCACCACTGCATCAGCTGCCGGCGCTCGTCCAGATACTCGGCGTGGTTGTACGCGCGACGCACCATGTTGCGCTCTTTGTGGGCCAGTTGGCGTTCGATCACTTCCGGCCGCGCGCCGCTGCGCTCGTTCATGATGGTCGACGCCAGCCCGCGGAACCCGTGTCCGGTTTGCTCGCCCTCGAAGCCCAGGATCTTGAGCGCCTTGTTTATGGTCTCGGCGCTCATGGGTGTGTTGGCCGGATCTCGCAACCCCGGGAACAGCAGCCGGTACCGGCCGGTGTATTGCGCCAGCTCCTCCAACAGGGCCAGCACCTGGCGCGACAGAGGGATGGTGTGGTCGGCACCCGTTTCCTTCGCGATCAGCGTCCCCTTCATTCGGCCGGCCGGAATCAGCCACAGCGCGTCAGCGCGGGAGAACTCGACCCAGGCCGCCCAGCGTAGCTCGTTGGTGCGCGGGAAGGTGTGCATCATGATTTGAATGGCGATGCGCGTTTCCGGCCGGCCGTGATAGTTCTTGACGCGGGCGATCAGCGTGCCGAGGCTCGCCTCGCTCACGTGGGGGAAGTGCTTCACCGGCGCGCGCGGGTCCAGGAACTTCTTCAGGCCCTGGGTGGGGTCCGCCGGCGCGCGGCCCGTGCCCACGGCGTACTGGAACACCATGCTGGTGGCGCTGATGAACCGGTCGGCCATATCCGGCGCGCCGCGGGCTTCGATCCGCTTGGCGGCATCCAGCACGACCTTCCCCGGAATGGTATCCACCGCATCGGCGCCGAAGTAGGGATAGGCGTCGCTCTTGAGCGTGTTCGAGATCCGCGCATGATAGCCAGCGCTCCAAGCCGGGCGTCGCAACTCGAGCAGTTCCTGGGCCACCGCCTGGAATTGCCGTTCGGCTTCGGCCTTCTGGGCTTGCGCCTCTTCTTGCCGCTGGGCGACGGGGTCATCCCCTTGCGCCAGCAGCTGGTCGATCCGCGCGCGCTCGGCGCGGGCTCTGGCCAGCGGCACAGCCGGGTAGTCGCCGATCGTGAGCATGCTCTCCTTGCCCGTGACCGGACTGCGGTAGCGCACGCGCCATTTCTTGGCGCCGGAGCGCAGGAGTTCCAGGAACAGGCCCCCGCCGTCGAACAGCTTGTTTCCGCCGGTGGGGCTGAACTTGGCCTGCCGGCATTTGGGGTCGGTGAGTGGTACTACTTGACGTGCCATTTCGTCCTCTATTTCACTTTTTTTGGAACGGCTTTATAGCCGTCGGGGTCAGCAAGCCAGGCCAGAATGTCGGCACCCTTGTACGCGGTGCAGTTCGTGGACTGGGACACCGGCCGCGGCGCGCGGCCCTGCAAAATACGGTGGCGCCAGGTCTCGCGCGAAAAGGGGATCAGCGCGGAGAATTGGCTCCAGCGGTACAGGCCCTCCGGATGGATCGGCGCCGGCGCCGGCGCGGCTGGTGCTTCGCGTTGGGCTGCGTGTGCCATCTATGCACCTCCGTCGGTGGGAATAGGTCGCCACGACTGCTGCGACAGATCGCCGCAGTTGCCGAATCCGGTGTAACGCCGGCCGGTGCGGGAGTACCATTTGGTGCCGTCCCAGTAGCGGACCATGATGGGCAGAAAGCGGCCCTCGGACATTTGAATGCGGGCCTGGTACTGCCCCGCTGCGGGCGGGTTGGTCGTCACGGGTTGCCAGTTGCTCATTGGGATTCCTTCTTGTCGGTGTCGTCGCGGGGCGTCCGATCTGCACAGTGAAGACGGAAGTGCCCCCAGTCTTCGTCTGTCCAGTTGTATTCGTCGGGTGCGCGGAAGTGCATTTTGTGTTCGTTGATGCAGGGGTTGTAGCTTTCAGGCATCGGCTTGCTGCTGGTCCACGGAACGAAGCTGGCGCAATGCTCGCAGTACTCGATCTTCATATCGAGGCGGCGCTGCCGCCGCGCCAGTTCATCCAGCAATTCACGGTCGGAGTAGCGGGCCAGACTCATGGGTGCCTCCGTTTCCGATGCGGCGGAACTCGACGACCCAGACCCAGGGGTTGGCGTCCCAAGCGCCAGCGCCGTTGATTTGCTCCCACATCGCGCGGAACATCACGCGCGGCAACGATTCCCCCGGCGGCGTAGTCATGGTGACGCCGGCGGCGGAGTGATTCACGCCGACGCCTTCGGCGATTGCATCCATGTGGTTGATTGCCTGTAACCGCTCCACGCGCACGCGGGCGATGTCCAGCAGCAGTCGGCAGGCCGCGCGCGGCATGTGGATGCTGGGTCGCCATTCGCGGTATCTGCCTTCTGCCGACAGCTCGCCGTCGGGACCGTGGGGATCGTCCAGATAGTCGGCGCGGTAGAAAACGGGCGTGTGATCTTGGTACGGGCCGAACGGATGGTTGGCGTGTTGCCATGTCTCACGTACCCACAGGCGGTCGCCGGGCTGGCCATAGGGGCAGAGCAAAGCATCACCCGTTCTGGTGTGCCAGATGGCCGGCTGCTCCGGCGCCGGCGTGCCGTCCGAGAATCGCACCCCAAGCCCGCCCACGGTGGTCGGCTCCCATTGCCCCAACGGATTGGTATGTGGGAGCTTCACGGCTCGCCGCGTCTGCGTCTTGTCGCCGGCCAGGATGGCGCGCACCATCGGGCCGCTGAAAAGTATCGGGCGTTCACGCATCCCGCTCTCCTTGTTCGGCCCGGGGGGCAGAAAGGGCGGCGCGGGCGGCGTCGAAAGCAGCGTCTACCTGTTCAGCTGTTGGCAGCACGTCATCGTCTGGGTCGAGGCCCAGGGCCTCCAGCGCCGCGCCAACTCTGTCAAGCCACGTCGTGTCCATGCGGGTCAACGCCTTGCGGAAGCTCCGATACCGGACCGCATCCTGCGCATCGCCAGCAGTGGAAGCGGGGCGGCGCCAGAGCGCCTCCGGCTCTTCTCCGACCTCGCAATAGGCGCGCGCTTCGACCACATCGAAGAACAACATGCAGGGCGAGCCGTCCTCGTCCAGCGTGAGATAGGCCGCCGGCTTGTCCTCCACCGTGGATACGCCAGGGGCGGCGGGAGAGGCGTCAAGCATGGCGGCGTAGCACAGCCGCGCCTTGTGCGCAGCCTGTTGGCAGCCCGTCATGGCATCGAAAGCCTCCCATTCCTCAGGCTTGCTGAAAACGGGATCCGGCCTGGATTCGAAGCCGCAGACGACCATAGTTTCGGTCGGCTCGATGGGCACCAGCTTCCAGCCGGCCGGCACGCCGTTGCGGATCGCCGCATTGTTCTTGGCGTTCGCCTCGCCCATCTCCAGGCCTGCGGCGTACATCTCCTGTTCCTTCTCAGTGTTGCCCGTGGCAGGCGCCGCGCCGGGTTGCGTGTTGGTGTTGGTCATGGTTGGGCTCCAATGCGAATTGCGGCAACGAGCGCGAATACGTCGTCGGTCCACGAGGGATAGGCCGGCTCACCGCCGGCGCTGGTTTCCTGGCCATAGATGGCGCGCGTCTCCTGAGCCAGCTTGGTGAGGCGCGCTGCGGCCGCGTTCAGGGACGGCGCCGCGTTCGCGGCGGGTTGGTCTGCCTCCATGCGATCGATCACGTAGAGGACGGCGCGCAGGTCTTCGCGCCGGACGCGGCAGCTATCCGGGGCTTCGCCGCGGACGCTGGTCGCGGCGGCGTCGCGCAGGCGCGCGAGGTTGTGGTGGAAGCTCATAGCGGCAGTTCCCTCCAGGTGATGACGTTGCTGGACGCCGGGATCAGGTGCGGCTGCGCGGCCGCCGCGCGGGCCGCCGCCGTGCGCATGGCAAGGTCGTACTGCATAGGGCGGCGCGCAACCGGCCGATAGGGTGGCGGGGTCGCGCCGGCGCGGCTGATATCGAGGAACCGCACCAGGTAGGGCAGGACGGCCGTCGGCGTGGCCGCCGGTACGGGCCAGCCCGTGCGCTCCGCGATCATTTCGGCCATCTGCGAGACCGTCGTGGTTGCCTTCACCGGGGCGCCGAGCTTGCGCAGTTGGTCGCCAGCGTCGCGGCGCGCAATCTGCATTTCTTCCGAGTGGTAGCGGGCGGCTTTCATGCGGCCTCCCGGAGCTTGGCCTGGCCGACTTGGCCTTCGTCGATCCAGACGACCGTGAACATGTCTGACGGCGCCGGCGGCGCGGCCTTGAGCGTGCCCAGCACCAGGATGGTATCCATGCGGCCGGCGGCCGCCAGTTCGTCGATCAGTCCAAGCGCGTCGGCGCGGCCCGCCATGTCCAGAACATCAAAGCGGTCCAGGATCAGGCAGCGCAACCCCGAAATCTCCGCCAGGGCGGCGCCGATCAGGCTGTCCACACGCCAGCGCTCGGACTCGGAAAGCAGGCGGTACGAGCGGCCACCCCAGGTGACACCCATGTCGGCGGCGATCGCGGGCGCCCACCAACCGGCCAGTTCGGCCAGCTCGGCCAGTTTGGCGTTAAACGGTTCCAGGGCCTCGGCCAAGATATCGCCCGGGATTCCATCAGGCGAGAGGGCGTCGGCGATCGCCAGCCACGCCACCACCTCTCCGTGGTATCGGGTTGCGTTTGCCGTGCGCTCAGCCGCACTGGTCGCGGCCTGCTTGGCATTGAGCAGGGCCTGGACGCGCTCTTCGACGGTCTTGCGCTCGGCGCGCAGTGCGGTCACCTTGGCACGGGCCGCTTCGACATCGGCGGGCCGGATCTCCTCCGGTGCGGCTGCTTCTTGAAGTTGCGCCGCGGCGGCTTCCGCTGCCGCGATGTCTCGGCGGTCGTTTTCCACGCTGCGCGCCATCAGGTCGCGGGCCTCGATGGCCTTGGGCAGCGCGGCAGCGGCGTCGGCATCGCCGGGCACGCCCAGCTTGCCGTATTGGCGCTCGTAGGCGGCAAGCACCTCGTTGATATCCAGGCCGATGCCAAAGGCTACGTTCTTCGATGCTTCGGATTTCCAAAGCTGGGACAGGCAGAGCGCCAGGTCGTGTATGAGCCCTACGCGTGGGCCGGCGCCGGCGCGGGCTGCCAGCGCCTCCACGTGCGCCGCCGCCTTGGCGTGTTCCGCCAGGTCGAATTCGAGCTTCTGACGAAGCGCCGGCAGCTTCGCGGCTTGGGCTTGGCGGGCCGCGACCTGATCGCGCGCGGCCGCATGCGCGGCCGCCTTTTGCTCGAGCGCGCCCAACGCCTTGGTGTACTGCTCCAGCTTGGCGTCGACGTCTGCCAGCGCCGAGCGCTCGCCCACCAGGGCGGCCTGGTCGAACGTGGGGATCTCCGCCGCCCAGCCCTCGGCCTTCTGGCTTCCCCATTGTTCGCCGGTGGCGGCCTTCCACGCGCCCTTGGCCTGGGTGGCTTCCTGCTTCGCGTGTTCTGCTCCGGCGGCGAATCCGGTGCGCAGTATCGGCTTGATCTGCGTCACCAGCGCGGCGGCGCAGCCGCGCGCCAGCAGGCGCTGCTCGATATCCCCCGATTTCACTTTGTGGCGGGTCAGGCTGAACAGCAGGTTGCGGCGGTCGTCCGGCTTCGCCGTGGCGAAGCGATGAGGGTCCAATACGTAGGCGAGGGCCGGCGATTGCGGTACGAGGGCCTCGCCCGACCGGGCGCCCTTGGGCAGCGTGATGCCGACCGCACCGCCGTCAAGCTGCAGCGTCACCGAGCCGGTGCGCTGGCCGTCGGTGACCAGTTCGCCGTATTCCTTCTTGTACTCGACGCGCTCCGCCTCGCCGAGCAGCGCCAGGCGTACCGCCTCGGCCACGCTAGATTTGCCGTTCCCATTGAGACCGGCGATCAGCGCCGCCGGCGTGCGCAGGTCCAGGTCCACGGCACGGGCGCCCTGGAAGTTCTCGATGGTGATTTGTTCGATTCGCATGGTTGCCCCTTAGGCCCGCATTTCGCGGCTGCCGTTGGACTGCATAGCCGTCACCAGGCCCGCGGTCTCCATGGACTCGAGCAGCCGGGCGGCGCGGTTGTAGCCGATCCGAAGATGGCGCTGGACCAGAGAAATGGATGCGCGGCGATGCTTGCGGACGACCAGGACCGCGTCCATGTAGAGCGGGTCTATGCCGTCGCCACCGTCGCTGTCATCGCCCTCGATCGCCAGTTGTCCCGGGGCTGGCGCCGCGGCAGGCTCTTGGGTCTGCTTTTCGCCGCCGAGGGCGTAGACCAGTTCGGCGAGCAACTTGGCGATCTCGCCGGCCATCAAGAGGAATTCCGCGTCGAACACCTCGGCATCGGTGTCTTCGGCGGGGTGGTTCTCTTTCAGCACGTCCAGTGCACGGATCCTGCGGATATCCAGGTCCTCGGTCAGCTCGAACGAGATCTTGTCCGCCCAGGTCATGGCGAGGCGCGTGCACTGCTTCCCTGACTGGATGTGCCGGCGTACATCGTCGGCGTCGATCGAGTGCTTGACGTAGCGAATGGCCGCGCCGCTGGCGCCCGATGCGCGCAGCTCGGCGTCCTGGTCGATGCTGAAGTTGGCCGGGGGTTCGTCCTCGGCCAACCAGCCGGTCATCGCGGACGGCGGTGAAATGGCGACATACAGGTTTTCGATCGGGAACGGCTCGATGGACTTGGCAAGGAGCCCAATGACCAAGTCCGCTTTCGACGGCGTGCTGGTATCAATGACCATCCAGCGGTCGATCAGGTCGATCCAGAGACGGATATCGTCATACTGCGTCAGGGCGGTGGGCAGCTTCTCGTCGATGATCCGCTCGCGGATCTCCTTCATTTGCTTCCGGCCGGGCTTGTGCCCCTGTTGCTCTTCGACTTCGAGGGCGCGCGCGGCCGTGGCCTGGTTGATAGCCTTGCCGGGCAACAGCTTCGCCTCGACACGCAGCGTCAGGAGCAGCTTGCCGTTGACCGCATGGGCCAGGGCGGCACCCTCGCGCGGCGGGACCCAGCCCGGAGACTGGCGCTGCAGCTCGCCGGCCGGCACGTACGCGTGGGCCTCCAACCTGTCGTTGAGCGCGTCCAGGTCCCACAAGGGCTGGGCGGTGGATAGCCGGTAGATCTTGGCGTTCTTGAACATGGTGGCGACCCCTTATTCCGGCGCCGCCATGCGGCGGCGGGGCGCCGCGGCAGTGCGCTGTTGGTTTGCGGTCATTGCCAGCCGGCGCGACTGATATAGCTGATGCAGGCGCGCGCGCTCGCCCAGGTCATCTATGCCGTCGATCGAGTCGCTGGCCAGGTCGAGGACGTCGATGGATTTCGCGTTCTGGATTTGATGCTCGACCTTGGCCGGGTCCAGGCCGGAGGCCTCGTGGGCGTCCGCCAGTTGGCTTTGCTGTTGGTCGGCGGCTACGCCCGGAGCGGGGGCGGAGGTCGAGTCGGTGGCGTCATGCGCCGGCGCCGCGGGCGCGGCTGGGTCTGAAGCGGCGGGGCGGGGTTCGACGTCGGTAACATCGGCCGGTGCCGGACGGCTGGCGGCGCGGCCAGCTTGAGCGCGGCGCAACTCGTCCATGCTGACCTCGATGCTATCGCCGTTGTTCGGTACGGCTTCGACGACGTCCTCGATTTCTTCGGTCGACCGGCCCATGCCCATGACGATATCGGGCGCGTGGATGTTGCCGAAGAACGAGCCGGCGCGGTACTGCAACATGAGGTGCTTGAGCTCGGTCTGCCATTTGCTGCCGGGTTTGCTGTACCAGCCTTCCTCGACGGCCATCTTGATGCTGACCGGCGTGCCCTCGATGATCTCGTCGGTGCGGCGGCCGCCTTCCATGACATACGCCCAGGCGACACACTCGATGTCGTCGATCTCGACGGACTTCTCGATCATGTCGTATCGGCGCTGATCTCTGTTCCAGCGGCCCTTTTCCTTGTAATTGGCCGTGATGCGCCCACGGTTTTTGATCCGAAAGCGCAAGGGGGAAAAGCGGCGCGACGCGTTGATTGCCGCGATCACGAACTTTCCGCTCCAGGAAAGGCGGCCTTCGATGACATTGGCGTTCTGCATCACCGCGGTAATGGACATGCCCACGGCCTGCGCCGTCTCGATGGCCACAATGCAATTTCCCAAGGCCGCGGGATTGGGCACTTCGACGTCGTAGTAGTCGCCGTTGGCGTCCTTCTCGCGTTTGATGGTCGTGGCGCGGAAGGCCGCCGGCACTGCGTTGGCCGTCTGGTACGCTGCGGCGATTCGTTGAGCCAAGGCGAAGCCGGCGGCCGAGAACATGTTGACGACTTCGGTGGACGGCGCGGGCTGGCGGACCTGCTGCAAGGTGGTGGTTTGGGTCGCTTCGGTCATATCAGTGTCCTTTCTGCTGCTGGGCGCGGTAGTCCGCGGCCGTGGCGGTGGCGATGGTCTGGCGCTCTTCGGGCTTCGCTTCGGTGTCGTACTGCTTCACCTGGCTGGCCAGGAACAGTGCGGCATCCCATGCGAGGTGCTGCGTGATGACCGGCGGGCGCTTGCCGGTGGGGTCGGTGCGCCGGACGAATACGTCACGGCTGACAGGGTGCAGGGACATGGATCAGCCTTTGAATTTGCAGGTGGGGTGGCGCGGGCAGTACTTGCGCGAGCAGAGGACGGACTTGGGATTGGCGTAGAAGCTGCCGCTGTGGATCAGGCGTGAGGCGTGCTGCAGCAGGCCGGGGCTGTCCTCGGTGCCGACGAGCGCGGCGCGCGCGCCGGTGATCTCTCCGGTCCCGACCCGTTGCGCGGCAGCGGTCTTGCCGGTCTGCAGGCCGATGATCTGCGCCGGCGCGGTGATCTGTTCGCCGAGCGCGTGTTGGGCGAGGATCTCGTAAACGCCCATCTGTGGGCCGTGGCCCGCAGTTGCGACGGCGCCATCGGCGCCGACGGCGCGCGCCCCGCTTTTCAGGTCCGCGATGCCCAGCTCGCCGCCGGCGGTGCGCCGGACCCTGTCCGTCGTGCCCGTCAGCGCGATGCCCAGATCAGTGATTTCCATTCGCTCGCACTTGAGTTCCACGGCGACGTAGTCCTGATACGGTGCGATCTGAGCGCAGTAGCGCGTGTGCAGCGCCAGGCCGATGCGCTCGGCGTCGTTCGGGCTCGCCTCGTCCCACTCGACTTCTTCGTCGGTGTCGTGCAGCGCCTTGACGAATTCGCCGGCGGCGTCGTCGGGGGTGATGGGATTGCCGTCGAGCCGAGCCTGGTCGAAGGCGGCCGTGCCGGCGTGGATGGCGGTGCCGAGGCGAGCGGCGCCGGACGAAGGCGTCCGCATGCCCAGCAGGTTCTTGGCTTCCCAGCGCGCGGGGCAGTCAAAAAGCTCCGCCATGCTGGAGGCCCGGATCGGGATGATTTGCATGGTTGTGACTCCAGGGTCAGAAGGTGGCGCGATCCGCGGAGGCGGAGCGTGCGGAATGGGTGGACACGGCGTGTGCGTCGAGGGAGGGGCCGAGGGCGCCGGTAAGAGCGGCCAGGAACAGCACGCCGCCGGCGACGAAGGCGGCGTAGGCCACGGCGTCCAGGTCGCGGCCGGTGCGGCGCGCGCGGCGCCAGACGACGTGAAGGCGGCGGATCATGCTTCCCTCGCGTAGTCGGTGTCCGGAACGATCACGACGTCGCCGTGGATGGGACGCGGCTCGCCGCGTGCGGCCTGGTACAGATGGGACGCCGCGGCGTTGACCGGCAGGCCCTTGGCCGCGGCCGACTGGTCGACCAGCATGGCGTGCAGGCGCTGACCGAGGCTGACAATCTCGAGGTCGTCGGCGCCGATCAACTGGCGGACGTCGATGAGGGCGTGCGGGCCGTGCAATTCGGTGTCCGTGCCGTCGGCGCGGACCAGCTTTCTGGTGGGCTTCATTGGCGGGGCTCCAGGGGCATGCGCTGCCCGGCGCGGATCTGGCGGCTCGGCAGGCAGGAGAAGGCCGTGGCCGAAGGCGGAAAGATGGCGCGCACGCGCTCGCATTCGGCGGCGGTTTCGAACCGTTCGATGCGCATGACGGGCGGGCGGTCGTAGCCCGCCGGCAGGAACGCAAAGAGGATCCAGATGGTGGTGGCGATCATGCTCGGGCCTCGCGTGCGAGGCGGCAGACTTCGGCGGCTCGGAAAGCCTGCTGCTCAGTGAACATGGCGAAATGGCAGATGGACGGGGAGATGCCCAGCGCGCGCGCAAGCCATGCGTAGGCCTCGTTGCGCTTGCCCGCAAATCGCTGCTGGACGAGCGCCTGGAATACGCCCTTGGCGTCTTTGCGCGCCTTGATCGTTCCCCGGTCGGCCATTACGCCGAGCGGCAGATCGGTGTCGGGGTGCAGGCCGACGTAGGCCTGGCACTGAGTGCACCTGTAGACATAGGGCCAGTCGCCGAAGGAGTGGCCGTTGTAGACGTCGCGGTTGTTGGTGAGCTTCACAGGGCCGCCGCAGCAGTGGCACGACGTTGGCGGCGCGATGCGATCGCGCACCCGCGCCAGGGCGCGGCGCGACACATGGGGTAGAGGGGCGGGCGCCTGCAGCTTCGTCTTGCTCCGGCTGCGAGGGTCGACGCCATAGACTTGGATCGTCATGCGGTGGGGCTCCAGGGGTCGGTGCGGCGCAGGTGCGCTGCGATGAAGTCGATGCCGCGGGCCATGGCATAGACGCCGGCCGCCGCCGCGAAAAAGAGGAGGGCGATCATTGATAGAGCTCCTCGCCTTCGGAAAAGGCCTTCATGAGCAGCGCGCGGGCGCTACCTATCAAGGCCTGGCGCAGCTCGGCCTGGGCGCGGCGGGCAGCGGTGGGCGCCGGCGCGGACGACAGCGCGGGCAGGGCCAACAGGCACAGCGCGTCGTGGCCGCCGTCCGTGACGATGTCGGCCCACCATTCGCGGTCTTTGCCGAAGGCGGCATCGTCCGCGCCTGAGAACAGGTCGTGCAGGCGATCGAGGATCTGGCTGTCCGTCAGCGTCGGGAAGCGCAGCGCCGCCTCGCGGCGAAAGGCGCCGTGCGGCGCGGTGCGCGTCGGGTCATCGGACTGGATCGAATGAGATGGTGCGAGGTTGGCTTGCATGGTGTCTCCCGTTGGCCCGCCGGGCGCGCACCCGGCAGGCGTTGGAGTTATTAAACACCACGTTTATTTTTAAATCAACACCATGTTTATTTATGGGCAAAAAAATGGCGACCTCGCCTTGGTCGCCAGATAGAAGTGTGGTCTAGCGGGACCCGGGGGCGGGTTCGTATACAAGTCGGAACGGGGCTTCAGGTTGCGCGCAAGCCACGTTCATCAATTGCTGAATCATCGAGTTGGCGGGGACCGTATGCAGGGTCTGTTTGGCCATCTCATAGGGCAGAGAGATCAGATTGACCAGGTTGCCCTTGAGGTAAATGCTCCCTTGCATCACGCCGCTTGTGCCGTTTTTGCAGTCAAAGATGTGCCGGCTCTCGCTTCGGTCAAAGCGCTGGCCGGTTGACTTATCGTCTTGCGGCACAAGGTAGGTCTGTCGCATCCACGCGGTTGCGACGCCTTCATGGTGATGTATTCCCTCCGCAGCGTAGGAAATTTCAGCGGAGTTGCTTCGGCCTAGGTCCACCCACTCGGCCGCTTGCGCGCTGGTAGCCACGCATAGGAGCATCCCTGTCATCCATCGTTGTAGTTTTCTCATCCTGTCACACTGAATCCAAAAAAACGCCGTCGCTCCAGACTAAGGTAAGACGCGGCCGGTCAGGCTGCGCGCTTGGTGGCGCGGCTTTTGTCGGTGGTAGGCCCGCAGTATCTGTCGATCTGGTCGATAACCCAGTCTTCTATGCCTTGCTGCTGGCTTGCGGTGAGTTTGTTGAAACGCGCCCGGTCGACGCGGGGAAAGAAAGAGTCGGCGGCTTCACCTGGTCGCTCGCCCTTGGCGGTGTCGTCGTTCGCGGTGGCGGGTGCGGTCGAACCGCCCCCGACAAACATCGGCCCGTGTCCCGTTTGAATCCACGTCGCGTTTACGCCAATTGCCCGCTGCGCGTCGAGGAGGGCGTCTTTCGACGGGCCTCTCTTCTCCCAGTTGTGAACGTTTTGAGGGGCGACGTTCAGCAACTGCGCCATTGATGTCTGGGCGGCAGTCTGGTCCAAGCGTCCTGCAGCAGCCGCAGCCGCATACATGCGCTCCATCTCGGCGTGCATCTTCTTCATCGAGCAAATTGTCGCCCGATTAAACATTCTGTTGATACACGCGGCGTTGACCTGTAAATTAAACATGGTGTTTAATGACGCTGTCCTTGGAGGCCTCGCACATGAACGAAGAACGACACCCGCACGCCCGGATTATCGATAGCTATGGTGGCCCTACAAAAGTCGCTGAGCGCATGGGAATTTTGAGCCAGCCGGGCGCTGTGCAGCGCGTCGGCAACTGGAAGCGGCGCGGCATTCCCGCCAGCGTTCGGCTCGATCACCCATGGCTCAATCGAGCCGCGCCGCAACCGGAAAGTCGCCATGCATGATCCGGATTCCCGCGCAGAAGGGGGCCGTAGCCAATGGCGCCGCGCCGTAGCCCTACTGCAGCGTGGGGCGCTCGGGCGGAACCTCAATATCGGTGCAGTCGCGCGCGTCCGCTTCGTAGCACAGGCGCGCGAACACCTCTCGCACGGTTCCTTCTTCGGCGCTGCCCAGCACGCCAACCGCGATGTCGCGCGCCAGTTGCAGCAGCGCGCGCGTGGCTTGCGCCGCCGGATCCCCCATACCCATTCCCGCCCCTTTGTTCGTTTGGCTATGGGCGGGACTGTATCTGTCAGGAGCACCTAACGCATGCGACATGAATCGCACAAATCGCTGATCGCGACCCTTCGAGATCACCTGTCCGCCTGGCGCAAAGCCGAGGGATGGTCCCGCGAAACGATGGTCGACCACATCGTCAAGGCCCACAGCAGCGTCGGCGGGGAGGCCGCCAGCGGCATCCGCTTTGATCCGCAGACCCGCGACACCTTCGAGCGCATGAAGGTCAACGCCGACCGCGTGTTCCGCTGGCTCGATGACGAGACCAAGGACACGAACCTGCTGCCCGCCAATTTCCTGCAGTCCGTGCTGGCGGCAATGCCGCACGACAGGCGCCGCCATTGCGTCGATGACCTATTGCGTCCGCTCGGATTGGCGGTGCGCACGTTGTCCACCGAAGGCAGCACCGAGGTGTGCGTCGCCTTGTTGTCGAACGTGCTGCGAGAGCAGGCCGAAGCCGGCGCCGCGCTGGCGGCGCTGCTGGACGGTCAGGTCACCCGCGAGGAATTGATCCAGGCCCACCGCGAGACGTCGGAGGCGATCGTGGCCATGCGCGCCGCGCGTGCCGTGGTGGAGCGGCAGATGGCCGCGCTGGGCGTCCAGATTCCGGCGAAGGAGGCCGACCCGTCATGATTTCCGATATCAACCACTTCCATCTGTTTTCGGGCGCCGGTGTAGGCGCCACGGGCATGCAGGACGCGAGGCCGGAGATTCCGGGGCTCGCAGGGCGCATGGTCTGCCTGGGCGGCATCGACGTTGACGCCGCGGGCGCGGCCGATTTCTACAAGTTCACGGGCGTGCGCTGCACCGTGCGCGACCTGTTCAACCGTCAGCAGTACACCGCGTTCCATGGGCGTGAGCCGGCGGACGGCTGGGTCGAGGCCATGCCCCAGGATATCCGGGTAGCCGCCGGCGGGCGCCGTCCGAACATCATGTTCCTGTCGGCGCCGTGCAAGGGCTTTTCGGGCCTGCTGTCGCATTCGCGCAGCCTGACCGCGAAGTACCAAGCGCTGAACGAACTGACGCTCCGCGGCGTCTGGCTGGCGCTGGAGGCCTGGAAGGACGACCCGGTCGAGGTGATCCTGTTCGAGAACGTGCCGCGCATCGCGTCACGCGGGCGCCACTTCCTGGACCAGATCGTCCAGCTGCTGCGCCACTACGGCTACGTCGTGCGCGAAACCGCCCACGACTGCGGCGAGCTGGGCGGCCTGGCCCAAAGCCGCAAGCGCTTCCTGTTGATCGCGCGCCACGCCGAGAAGGTGCCAGCGTTCATCTACGAACCGCCCAAGCGCCCGCTGCGTGCCGTGGGCGAGATCCTGGGCCGCATGCACCTGCCTGGCGACATGCGCGCCGGCCCGATGCATCGCATCCCGAACCTGAGCTGGAAAACCTGGGTGCGGCTGGCGTTCGTGGAAGCCGGCAGCGACTGGCGCAGCTTGAACCGCCTGGCCGTGCAGGACGGCTACCTGCGGGACTTCCTGCTGGTGCCGGAAATGCACGCCGGCGTGATGGGCGTGCGCAACTGGTCGGAACCCTGCGGCACGGTCACGGGGAACGCACGGCCCGCCACTGGCGCCTTCTCGGTCGCGGATCCCCGTTTCGACCCGTCGGCGGCTTGGAAGGACGGTCAGGCCTACGGCGTGCGCCGGTGGGACGCGTCGACCGGTGCGATCGCAGGCCAGCAGGGTCCGGGGCAGGGCGCCTACAGCGTTGCCGACCCGCGCCACCACGGCCCGGCCAAGCACAGCAACGAATTCCGCATTGTCCGCTATGACGAGGTCGCGCGCGCGGTGACGGGCGCCCACGGCACCGGCCAGTGTGTGGCCGACCTGCGCGGGTTCGGCGCCGAGACCCACAAAAACGTTTTTCGCGTGGTGCCCTGGGCCGACAGCGCCGGCACGGTCGGCGGTGGTCACGGCCCTTCGAGCGGCGGGCAAGCCGTTGCGGATCCGCGCGGCGGTCCGGACGCCAGCAAGCTGCACGGGAAGTTTCATACGGCGGACTGGGAGGAACACTCCCATGCTGTGATCGCCGGCTATGCCAATGGCGCATTCGCCGTGGCGGACCCGCGGCCCGGCCTGGCCCGCGAGCGCGGCGACCACTACTTGACCGCCGGGCACTACGGCGTGGCCGCCTGGGACAAGCATGTCGGTGCCGTGTCGGCTTCGGCGTGCCACGACAACGGCTCATGGTCGATCGCGGACCCACGATATGTTCCGGGCGGCGCGGCGGTGCACGGGGGCGAATGGAACGCTGGAACACATTCTGGCGGCGATGTTCCAGGAAATGTTCCAGTACTGCCCGCGGCGAACGACAAGCTGGTGTGCCGCATCCTCGCCGAGGACGGCACCTGGCACCGGCCGTTCACGACGCTCGAACTGGCTGCCCTGCAGAGCATCTACGACCCCGACGACTACGCCGAGGCCGAAGCGCGCGGCGAGGTGTTTCAGATGGACGGCATTTCCGACAGCGCACACCGGGAGCGCATCGGCAACGCCGTGCCGCGCAAGGCCGCGAAAGCCATGGCCGAGGAAATCGGCCGGGCCATCCTGCTGTCGCGCGCCGGCGAATCGTTCCAACTGAGCAGCACGCCCATCTGGGTGCGGCCGATCGTCACGGCGCTGGCCGTGCGAGGTTGGGATGGGGCATGACCTGGTCCGAGAATTCCATCGCCCGCGCGCTGGTGCGGCAGACGTTCAACCGGAAGTACCTGGTGGTGGTGCCGAACTGCAATTGGACCGGCCACGAATGCGACCTGCTGGTGGTGACGGAGAACCTGCGCATCATCGACGTCGAAATCAAGATCAGCCGGGCTGACCTGAAAGCTGACGCCAAGAAGGAAAAGTGGTGGCACCGCGAACACCTCGGCTACTGGCCCACCGTGTCGGAGCTGCGCCATAACCCGCGGGTGAACGAGCTGCGTCTCGAACGCGAGTACCGGCGCGGCCGATACAAGAGCACACCGAAGGACTGGCCGCGCAAAGTCTGGAAGCACTACTACGCGCTGCCCAAGGAGATCTGGCACCCGGATCTGCTCGCGGCGCTTCCGAGCCGCCAGAGCGGCGTCCTGCTGCTGGACCGCGAGGGCTATCCACGGCCGGTTGGCGCCGCCATGCGCGTGGAGTGCATCCGACGCGCCCAACCGAATCGCGACGCGCCGCCGATCAGCCCAGCCGCCGCCGTCGATATCGCGCGCCTGGCGAGCCTGCGCATGTGGGAGGCCTACGCGCGTCTTGAAAAGACAGACCCGGAGGGGCCATGACTGAGCTACAGTTGCCTGAGCCCCTGACCCCGCCAGATTGCGACCTGCGGGATTTCGCCTTTATGCCCTTGGACGTCGCGCGCCTGCGCGATAGCGACCTCGCAATCCAAATCGAAGCCGAGGAATTCCGTGCGGCGGTCCTGCTGTGGTGCGCGTCGTGGCACCAGGTGCCGGCGGCGAGCCTGCCGGACGATGACAAAGCCCTGGCGGCCCTGGCCGGCTACGGGCGAGTCCTCGCCGAATGGCGCAAGCACCGAGACGGCGCGCTGTACGGCTGGGTTCGATGCAGTGATGGGCGCCTGTATCACCCCGTCGTGGCTGAAAAGGCGCGCGACGCCTGGCAGGCCAAGCACAAGCATGCGCACGACAAGTTGGTGGACCGCGTCCGGAAAGCCAACAAGCTGCGTGAGCAGCAGCACCTCCCGCCCTGGGTCGTTCCGTCGCTTGAGGACTGGATTGCCGCCGGCTTGCCGCTGGAAGCTGATCTTTTTCCGTCGGAAATCTCCACTAATTCCGGCGGAAAGGGCCGGAAGAACCAAAAACGATCCGGCGGAAATCCTTCGGAAAACGCTCTTAAGGGACAGGGACAGGGAGAAGGAAATAAAAAAGATATAGCGGCAGCGGCGTCTATCGCGCGCGACTGCGACCCTGTGGACAATTCGCCGCCGCCGTCGGAAGCCATCTGGCTTGCCGCCCAGGAAGAATGCGCCGCTGGCTATGCCAAGCTGCTGAACAGCCTGGAGAAGGTCCGGGGCAAGACGGCCAAGTTCGTCAGTTCAGACCCGCGGCTGGTCGCCTGGGAAAAGCAGGGCGTGGCGAGGGCGCAACTGGTCGAGGCTTACCACCTGGCCGTGGCTGACCGGGAGAAAAGCGGCGACGCGGGACCGGTCAATTCCGGCTTTGTCGACGTGTTCCTGGTCAAGGTCCTGCACCCCGGCACCGCGACCAGCGGCGTTGGCGGAGGGGGCGCACCTGCAAAGGGCGTAGACCCCCTCGGCTGGGCGTTGACCGCTTCGGGCATCGAGGCCCAGGGGGCCAAGCTGGGCGTCCAACAGCTGCCCGGGGAGCAGTTCCCCGACTTCAAAACGAGGGTGCACGCCGCGGCTGGTCTCTCCGAAGCTGACCGTGCCAGGCTGCTGGCGGATTACGGAGTTCGGGTATGACCGCCACCGCCACCGCCACCGTGCAATGCGTTGCGTGCCAGCTGTTCTCGCTGCGAGACGCACCGAGATATGCCGACCTGGGCCTGGGCCGCTGCACCGCCATGACGGACCGCCCGGGGACCTTCGTCAGCCCTACCTATCCCCGCACCTGCGGAACCCATCAACCGGCGCCGAGCGGCAAGACCGCCGCGCGCATCGAATGGCTGCGCGATCTGCGCGCCGAGGGAGCATGATGCCCATTCAGATCGTTTTCACAGTGCCCGGCACGCCCAGGGGGAAGGGCCGCGCCAAGTCGAGTTCGCGTATCGGCCGCGACCCCAGGACGGGCGCCCCGCGTGTTTTCACGCGCCACTACACGCCGGAGGAAACGGCGGCCTACGAGAGCTTGGTGAAGCTGGCCGCGGCCAAAGCCATGAGCGGGCGGGAACCCTATACCGGGCCGATACGCATGGACCTGGACATCGTGCTGCCGATTCCCGCGTCCTGGTCGGGCGTGCGCCAGCGCCGCGCCGCCGCGGGTGAGATCGCGCCCACCGTCAAACCGGACGGCGACAACGTCGAGAAGGCCGTCAAGGATGGGATCAATGGCGTCGTTTACCGCGACGACACGCAGGTGGTGCAGGACAGCAAGCGCAAGGTCTACGGCCTCACGCCGCGTGTGACCGTCGTGGTCACGGTCCTGGACATGGAACCCGCCCAAGGAGTGAAAAAGCATGCAACGTGAAGCCGGAACGTTTTCGTGCCCCGAGCACGCGATCGCCGTGGCCTACCTGATGCTGGCCTATCCGATCGAGCCGAAGAACCCCACGCAGATCATCTGCGAGGCCCTGCAGGAGCGGTTCGACACGACCTACGAGCGCAAGGCGCTGTCGGGCCTGACGCCGCACGACTGGCACGCCCAGGCGGTGTTCATCGTCAAGGCGCTTGAGCGTGGCCTAGGGGACAGCGTGGGCTTCCACATCCTGCGCGCGCAGTACGGGACCGGCGAGGAGGGCGCGCGCAGCGCACGGGCGGTGTCACGCTGGCTGAACCCGGGCGCCGAGGACGACAGCAAGGAGCGCATGCTGGTGGACCTGCTGGTGGCCAACATCCTGCGGGGTAGGCCGCGCCTGCGCGAACTTTCGGACCGGTTCGACGTGCCGAAGTCCAACATCGGGCGGCTGGGTTCGGCCTATCGTGTGCTGATCGAGGGCAAGCGCAAAGCGGCACTGCACCGGCTGGGCCTACGGATGCGTGACGACGGCATCGTGGCGGGGGCCGAGTGGGGCGTGGCCCCGTCGGCGCTTGACAATGTGGGACAAGATGACCAAAATTCGCCCATACTCGTAGCAAGTACGACCTGACGAAACGCCCCGGCCAAAAACCGGGGCGTTCGCATTTCTGGTCATCTGCCGATCAGACGGCAGTTTGATTGCGTGAACTTGGCTTGCGCAAAGGCGCGCCGTTCATCCATGTACTTGTCCAAGCTGACAGCTTTGAAGTCATGAAAGGCTACCTGCGTCGCACTTTCGAAAATGCGGCCGAGGATGAAGTCGCTGCTCGGGCCGCTCAGCGAGTCGAGGACGCCCATAGGCACTTCCGAGCGGATGTCGCTCGGATCTATGCGTCCTGCCTCCATGTCATTTAAAAACTGTCGGCCTTGTGCCATGCCGTGAAGAAACAAGCGTTCGCTCGCTGCCGAATCGCCAATAGTGTTTGCCAAGGCGTGGCACTCAAACGCTGCCCAAGTGGCTCTTCCGGCTGAGGCAGCTTGTCGAGAGTCGGATTCAGCCGATACCACGACCGGAATAACGGCAAGGCAACAGGCGAAAAGCAATGTTCGTGGCGACATGGCGAGTCCAATCGAACCAAAGAAGACGGCGACGGCCGTGCGGCGGCAACCGCGCGACCGACAGCCGACCCACGGGATAAGGCCGTGAGCGACCCGAGGCCGTCCCACCTGTACAGGCGGGGGCTAAGGTAACACAAAATTACTAGCTCACATGGAAACCGTTCGTTGTGTCAACTGCGGGCGCAAGCTCGCCGAAGCCGCCGGCTACGCCCGGCTCAGCATCAAATGTTCGCGGTGCAAGACCGTGAACGCGTTTTCGATGGCCGAGAGCGCCCAGAGCGCCGAGAGCCACAAACCAGCATGCCGCCGAGCATCCAGCCCAGAGGAACACAGGCATGGAGGCCAACGGCCATATCACCACGGCGCCGGCGCGTAAGCAGCCGGGCGCCAACGGTTTCAAGTACAAGCCGCGCTTCGGCGTGATCGTGTTGTGCGATGACGAAGGTCACCAGCAGCGCGTATTCGACGAGCTGCGCGCACAGGGCCACCGCCTGAAGGTGGTGGCCGTATGAAAGTGTCCATTCAACACCGCTGCCCGGAAGCGGAAAGCTACCGCGCGGCGCGCGTGAAATCCCTCTTCAACGTTGATTCGGGCGCCGCCTTCGACCTGGACGTGGACCTGGCGATCGACGACGAGGACTGGCGCATTGGCGTCGTGGTGGGCCCGTCCGGCTCGGGCAAGACCAGCATCGGGCGCTCGATCGCGCCGCTGTACTCTCCGGCCTGGCCGGTAGACACGCCGATCATCGACGCGATCGCGCCTACCGGCGCTTTCGACGAGGTCACTGCCGCGCTGTCGGCGGTCGGCCTGGGCAGCGTGCCCGCATGGCTGCGGCCCTACGGCGTCCTGTCCAATGGCGAGCAATTCCGCGCCAACCTGGCGCGCCTGGTCGTCGAGGCGCCGGCGCTGACGGTCGTCGACGAGTTCAGCTCGGTGGTCGATCGGCAGATTGCGCGCGTCGGCGCCGGTGCATTCGCCAAGGCGTGGCGGCGCACCGGCGGCCAGGCCGTGCTGTTGTCCTGCCACTATGACGTACTGGATTGGCTTCAGCCCGACTGGGTGTTCGACACCGCGACCGGCCAGTTTGATCGGGGGTCGGTTCGACGCCGGCCGCGCCTGGACCTGGCGATCGAGCAAACCGACTGGCGCTGGTGGCCCCATTTTGAGCCGCATCACTATCTGAAGCTGCCCAGGATGATCGCGGCCAACAATTACGTGGCCTGGATTGGCGGCGAGCCTGTCGCGCATCTGGCCGTCAGCACCAGGCCGGGCCTGGTCGAGGCTCGCGCCTGCCGCCTGGTGGTCATGCCGGAATGGCAGGGCGCCGGCGTGGGCATGCGCTTCCTGAATGCGGTCTGCGCGGCCTGGCTGGAGGGCAAGAACAGGTACGGCTTGCCTCTGCGGACGCTGTTCCACACCAGCCACCCCGGCCTGGCCGCGGCGCTGCGCCGCGATCGGCGGTGGACGCAGGTATCTGGCTCACTCCATGGGGAAAGCAAGGCGCGGTGCGCGGCTACGCTGCGCCTGAGCGCGGCGCGTAAGGGCCAGCAGACCGCCGGCAGCGGCTACGGCGGCCACTTCCGCGCGGTGCAGGGCTTCCGCTACCTGGGGGAGCCGCCATGCGCGTGATGATCGTGGGCCAGAAGTGGCTGGGCGCGGCGCTGCTCCGACAGTGCGTCGCGGAGGGCCACCAGGTGGTGGCCGCCGCAGCGCCGCCCGCGGTGGGCGAAGACTACGACCGGCTGTATGCGACCGCGCAGCAGCTGGGGGTCCCCGTGTACGCGGTGCGCGGGCGGTTGGTGGCGGACGACGTCCCGGCCAGCTGCGATGTGCTGCTGGCGGCGCACGCGCATTGCTTCATTGACGGGGCGGCGCGGGCGCGGGCGACGCACGGCGCGCTGGGATATCACCCGTCGCTACTGCCTCGCCACCGCGGGCGCGACGCTATCAGGTGGGCCTTGCACATGCGCGAGCCCATCACCGGTGGCACCTTGTACCGAATGGACGACGGCGCCGACACGGGGCCGATCATCGCGCAGGATTGGTGCCATGTCCGCCCGGGGGACACGCCGGCGGTGCTATGGCGCCGCGACCTGGCGCCGCTGGGACTGAGGCTCTTTTCCGAAGCGCTGGCGCGGCTGGCACGCGGTGAGGGACTGGTTGGGCGGCCGCAGGACGAAGACCTGGCCACTTGGGAACCCGCATTCAGCGGGGCAAAGCTGGCCGCACTTCCGGGGTGATTCAGCATGAAGGGAAAGCGGGCGCGATCGGTCGGTCTGGAGCGGCCGAGGCCGCCCGCCGAGTGGTTGGCGCGCGCGGAGACCGCCGGCGGGTTGTTGGCGCCGGCGCCTGAGCTGCTCGAATGGACCGAACGAGCGATATTCGCCGCGGGCGGGCCGCTCCACAATCCCGACCATGCCCACCTGGTTGACGCCGACCTGGCGTTCCTCTGGGCGTCGTCCGGCTTTCAGAAGGCCGGGCGCGTGGTGCTGGGCCAGGCCGAGCAGGTGATGTTCCGCGCTGGCGGTTGGCAGAAGGCGCGCCAGGAGCAGCAGATGATCGAGTGGTTCGGCCGCGTGCCGGCATTCCTCATCACCCTGGCGGCGGACTACTGCATCACCTGCAGCGACGCGGACTTCTGCGCGTTGGTGGAGCATGAGCTCTACCACATCGGGCATGCGCCCGACGCCTACGGCGTGCCGGCGTTCGACAAGCTGGGGCGGCCGAAGCTGCGCATCGTCGGCCACGACGTCGAGGAGTTCGTGGGAGTGGTGGCCCGGTATGGGCCGTCGGCGGATGTTCGGCGGCTGGCCGCGGCTGCTGGCGCTGCGCCGGCCGTGCCTCGGCTGGACATCGCGAGGGCGTGCGGGTGCTGCCTGAAGGCGGCATAGCGATCAGGCAGGACCGACAACATGGCAAAGCTCACGGACGCGCACAAGACTTTCATCGTCCAGGCCCTGGCGTGCTGGGATCCTCCTACCGAAGTTTCGGAGGCACTGCGCGACCAGTTCGGCATCGACGTGCCGCGCATGCAGGTGGCGCAGTACGACCCCACCAAGGTAGCGGGGAAGGACCTCGCCAAAAAATGGCGGGACCTGTTCGAAGCCACGCGCAAGCGCTTCCGCGAGGAGGTGGCCGAGATCGCCATCGCTGACCAGGCGTATCGCCTGCGGCAGCTCGGCAAGATCTACGAGCGGCACATCAGCCGCGGAAACGTCATCGGCGCGGCTGGCGTTTTGGAGCAGGCCGCCAAGGAAGTGGGCGGCGCATTCACGAACAGGCGGGAGCATACGGGCGTCGGCGGCGGTCCGATCGAACAGAAAACGGTGGTGGTCGATGAAACACAAGTCGCCGCCGCCGTCGCCAAACTCCATAGCGACTACTGACCCGGGGGTCCTGCGCGCCACGGCCAAGGCCATGTGCGAGCAGGATCACCTGTTCTTCAGCCGGTACTTTTTCAAGCACCGCCAGGCGATCAAGTTCCGGGTCAACTGGCACCATGAGCTGATTGCCGAGAAGGTGCAGGCCGTCATCGACGGCCGAATCAAGAACCTGGTCATCAACGTGCCCCCGGGCTCGTCGAAGACCGAGCTGGTCGCCATCAACCTGATGGCGCGCGGCCTGGCGCTGAATCCGCGCGCCCGGTTCCTACACATCAGCTACTCCGACGATCTGGCGCTGCTGAACTCGCAGACGGCCAAGGAACTGGTCCAGTCAGACGAATTTCAGGAACTGTGGCCGCTGAAGGTCGCGGCGGACGCGAAGAGCAAGAAGCGCTGGAACATCGAGGTCGACGGCCGCAAGGCCGGCGGCGTCTACGCGGTGTCGCTCGGCGGTCAAATCACCGGCTTTCGCGCCGGCCATATGGCGGAAGGGTGGCAGGGCGCCATCGTCATCGACGACCCGCTCAAGGTCGGCGACGCCTACAGCAAGCCGCGGCGCGCCAAAGCGAACCGCGACCTGATCGCCACGGTGAAAAGCCGTCGGGCCAACCCCGACACGCCGATCATCGTGATCATGCAGCGCCTGGCGCAGGAGGACGTGACCGGCTTTATCGAGGCCGGAAACCTCGGCCCGGACTGGGAACAGATCGTCATCCCGGCCCTGATCGACGACGCCTATGTGGCGGGCCTGCCGGCCGATCTGCAGGCCAAGGTCGACAGCAGCGTCCGGGACGAGAAGGGGCGCTTCAGCTACTGGCCCTACAAGGAGCCGCTGGCGGACCTGTTGGCTATGGAGGCGGGCGCCGGGGCGGACCAGGAGGGCGCGCGCGTCAGCCGGTACGTATTCTCGGCGCAGTACCAGCAGCGCCCCGCGCCGCTGGGTGGCGACCTGATCAAGGGGGCCTGGTTCGGCCGGTACGAAGTGCCGCCCCGGATCCTCGCGCGCAAGGTGTTTGCCGACACCGCGCAGAAGACCGCCGAGCGCAACGACTACAGCGTTTTCGAATGCTGGGGACTGGGCGACGACGGCAAGATCTACCTGCTGGACCTACTGCGCGGGAAATGGCAGGCACCCGAGCTCAAGCGGCGCGCCGTGGACTTCTGGGCCAAGAACAAGCCGTTCAATCCGAAACTGTCGGCACCGCTGCGGCAGCTCCTCATCGAGGACAAGTCCAGCGGAACCGGCCTGATCCAAGATATCGGCGCAGACGGCAAGATCCCCGTAAAGGGGGTAGAGCGGGACAGGGACAAGCTCACCCGGCTCATGGATGTGCAGAGCTACATCGAGGCCGGTCTGGTGTGCATCCCCAAGGATGCGCCGTTCGTGGCCGATTTCGTGGCCGAGTGCGAGGCCTTCACGGCGGACGACACGCACGCCCACGACGACCAGGTCGACCCGATGGTCGATGCAATCAACGACATGCTCGCCACAGCGGGCAGCAACCTAGGGCGCTTCCAGGCGCTGGCAAGCACATGATGAACCAAGACGGCTACCTGAGCGCGGTGCTGGGCCAGGCCCTGCTCGGAACTTCGATCGCCGGCCTCGGCGGGCTGGATGACCTGGCTATGTACGCCGAAGGCGGCCTGCCTGCCCGCGTGGTGGACATGATCCCGGACACTGCCGTCTCGCGCGGCGTGGCGATCGAGGGCGATGACCGCGTGGGCGGCGAGTTGGACCGGCTGAAAGTGCTGCCCGCGCTTGCCGATGCCTGGCGATGGGCGCGTCTGACCGGCGGTGGCGCCATCGTGGTCATCGCCAGGGACGGGGGCGCGCTGAGGGACCCGCTCAACCTTGAGTCCCTGGATCAGCTGCTCGAACTGAAGGTTTTCACGTTGGACGACGTGTCGGCCACCGAAAAGCGATATGCGGATCCGAACGAGGCCAACTACGGTATGCCCGAGTTGTACCGGGTACGCACGCAGGCCGCGGGCGTGCCCTCTGCGGAGTTCTTCGTTCACGAAAGTCGGCTGATCGAGATTCCAGGGGACCCGGTGCCGGCAAAGCTCAATCGCAAGGGCATCCCGTGGGCCGGGCGGCCGGCGGTGAGCAGGGCGTTCCACGCCATCCGTCGCTATGGCGATGGCCTGCACTGGGCGCTGCGCTTGCTGGAAAAGAAGCAGCAGGCTGTCCACAAGATGAAGGGCTTGGCCGATGCCATCGTGGCCGAAATGGAGGCCGCCATCCGAAAGCGGGTGGAAATGGTCGACGCCGCGCGCAACGCTTTGAACGGCGTAGCCGTCGATGCGGAAGACGACTACCAGGTGCTCAGCTCCGACATGGGCGGCGTCAAGGACACCCTGGCGGAGTTCCAAATCGCTGTGTCGGCTGAGGCCGGCTATCCCGCGAGTGTCCTGTTCGGGCGGTCAGCCGCCGGCCTGAACGCCACCGGCGACGGTGACCTTGAGGGGTTCTACAACACGGTGGCCATGGGGCGCGGCGTGAAGCTGAACCCAGCGCTGGAGCGCATGGTGTCGTTGATCCGGGCGCAACGGTCACTGGATGGCTACGGTGCCGCGCGGGGCGAGGCCTGGTCTATTGTCTGGCCGCCGCTCAAGCCGGCCACGGCGAAAGAGGAAGCCGAAGTCCGCAAGGCTAACGCCGAGGCGTCGGCCCGCGAAATGGATGCCCTGAGCGCGGCCGTGGACAACGGCCTCAGCCAGGACCAGGCGGTCCGATTCATGAAACAGGAAGGGCTCTATGGCCTCACCCCCGACGCCGGCGGCGAGTCGGCGAAGTCGTACGCCGCGTCCACCTAAGCAATGGCGCTATCCGCTGGGCGCTGAGCAGGACTATGCCCGGGCGCTGCGGGCCACGGCGGATGCGGCCATTGCGGCCGTCGTCGCGCATGTCTTGCCGGCGTTGCCGCAGGTACTGCGCCAGGATGATCTGCGCAACACCCCGGCCGGCGACGACGGCTGGTTCGAGTCGCTGCGCCGGGCCTTCATGGAGGCGCTGGGCGCCGCGGTGGTGTCCGACAGCAACGCCGAGGGCCTGGCCGCGCTCGTTGCGCGGCGTGTCGAGAAGTACAACCAGGAGCAGTACCACCGCATGCTCCGGCGCGCTTACGGCGTCGACGTGTTCAAGGCAGAGCCCGGGCTGGCTCGCGTGCTGCGCCCGTGGGAGGCCGAGAACGTAGGCCTGATCAAGTCGATCCCAGAGCAGTACCTGAGCAACCTTCACGGGCGCGTGGTTGCCGCGGTGCGCCAGGGCACTTCGTTGCGCGAAATGACTGGGGTGGTCAGGGACACCTACGACCTGCCGCGCAAGCGCGCGGAACTGATCGCCCGCGACCAGATTGGCAAGCTGAACGGCGACCTGACCGAATACCGGCAGACCAACATCGGCGTCAAGAAGTACCGATGGCGGGGCGTGTTGGATGACCGGGAGCGCGACGAGCATGTGGCGCGTGAGGGTCAAGAGTTCGAATGGGACAAGCCGCCCGCCGACGGTCATCCAGGCAAGCCCATCCGCTGCCGGTGCTGGGCCGAGGCTGTCCTGCCGGAGCTCGACGATCTGGACGCGCTGATCGTTCATTGAGGAAAAACCATGGCAATGCGATATGACCGGGCGCCACTGAAGGCGACCCGGACCGACGAGGGGTATCTCGTCGATACGCCGGTGCTGACCCGCACAGGCGTCTTCGTGTACAGCGACGGTGCTGGGCGCACCCGGCGCGAGTACCGGCCGCCGGAAGAAGTGTTCAACGCTGATTCCATGGCAAGCCTGCGCGGCAAGCCGATCACGGACGGGCACCCCGGCAAGGTCACGGCCAAGAATGTGCGCCAGCACATGATCGGCACGGCGCTGTCTGGAGGACGCCAGGACGGCCCCGAGAACATGCTCGGGGATATCCACATCTTCGACACAGCGCCGGTCGACGCCGGCAACAAGGAATTGTCGCTTGGCTACGAGCTGGAACTGGACGAGACGCCGGGCGTCACGCCGGGCGGCGAGCCCTACGACGCTATCCAGCGAAACATCCGATACAACCACCTCGCGGTGGTGAAACGCGGCCGCGCGGGTAACGCGCGGCTGAACCTTGACGCGGCAGACGCCGTAACGAAAACCGAAGAGGAACATGACATGACCATGGTCAAAATCCGCCTCGATTCCGGCCTGTCGTATGACGCGGCGCCGGAAGTGGCGAACGAGCTGGAGCGCCTGCGCGCTGAGGCAAAGACCGCGGCGGCCCGGGCTGACGCCGAAGCGGCGCGCGCGGACAGCGAGAAGGACCGCGCCGACAAGGCCGAGGCAGGCGTCGCCAAGGCGCGGGCGGACGCTCACGGCGCCGCCCTGGCCCGCGTGAAGCTGGAAGCGGTGGCGGCGCAGCACAAGGTGGAATTCAAGGCCGACACCGCCGACCGCGCCCTGCGCGAGGGCGTGATCAAGGCCATCCGCGGCGACTCGTTCGACCTGGCGGGCAAGTCGGACGGCTACGTGGAAGCCGCGTTCGACCTCGCCGTCGGCGAGGACAAGTCCCGCGCGGACGCCGTCGCCGACCAGCGCCGGCAGATGGGCGGGCAGCAGCAGCCCAATGCGCAACACCGCGCCGACGGCGCCGAGCCGCCGGCGACGGCCCGCTCGGCCCGCGAGGCCTACCTCTCGAACCTGACCAAAGGAGGCGAATGATGCCCCCCGTTTACGATGACCGCATGGATGTTGCCTACGCCGGCATGAAGGCGGACCTGGGTTACGACGACGTCGAAACCTGCGCCGCGGCCGGCAGCATCGCGCCGGGCGTGATTGTGGGTGACACCACGAACGACCGTATCGTCGCCGGTCCCGGCTCGCGCATCCGCGGCCTGGCGTTGCACACGCATACCATCCCCCGCGATGGCGGCTACCGCGAGTTCGACGCCGTCAGCGTGCTGCGCGTGCGCCGTGGCTGGGCGAAGGTCGCCAACGGCGGGACCGTCACCAAGGACGGCCCGGTGAAGTGCGGCGCCGACGGCGCGGTTTCGGACGGCGGCGCCACGCCGGTGCCGAATGCGGTTTTCCGCTCTTCGGCGGTGGACACCGCCGGCGGCAAGATCGCCTTGATCGAGTTGCACGCGCCGTTCGCAACGGCCCCCGTGGCGCCCTGATCCCCCGCGCTTTCAAGAACAACCCTAGGCCCCTTTTGGGGCCTTTTTCATTGGGAAAACCATGAGCAAACACGAGCATTACGACGAGGCCGACCTGCCGGCCGTGAAAACCATCGTCGTGGCGCTGGCCGGCATGCGCGAGGACGAAGGCCTCTACACCGCGCGCCAGCTGGACTACGTCAAGACGCGCACCTATGACAAGAAGCTGCCGCCTATGGTCGGGCTGCAGCTGGTTCCGATCTCCACCGAGGTGCCCGAGTGGGCCGAGACCTTCACGTACTTCATGTACGACGAGGTCGGTATGGCCAAGATCGTCGCGAACTACGCCGATGACCTGCCGCGCGCGGACGTCAAGGGCCAGGAAAAGATCGCGCAGATCAAGAACATCGGCGATTCGTACGGCTACAGCGTGATGGAACTGCGCGCTGCCGCGGCCAACCGCACCGACCTGCCGACGCGCAAGTCGATGGCAGCGCGCAAGGCGGTCGAAATAAAGCTGAACCAGATGGCGCTGATCGGCGACACGAAGTTCGGCCTGTACGGCCTGGTGAACCATCCGAACGTGCCGTTGGTGGTTGGCCTGCACGGCGATTGGTTGAACCCGACCACGACGGCGGACCAGATCCTGGCCGACCTGGACATGATCTACGACGCGGTCCCCAATCAGTCCAAGGATGTGCACAAGCCCACCCGCATCGTCATGCCCACGGATCAGCGCAGTGTGATTTTCTCGCGGCGAGTGCCCGACACGAACGGCAAGACGGTAGGCCAGTTCTTCCAGGACAAGCACCCCGGCCTGCAGATCATGGCCGCGTCCGAGTTCAAGGGCGCGGGCGCCGGTGGCAAGGACCTGATCCTGGCCTACGAGTACAGCGAGGAAAACCTCGCCATGGAACTGCCCATGCCGTTCAACCAGTTGGCGGCGCAGGCGCGTGGCCTCGAACTGGTGGTGCCCTGCCTGGCGCGCGCCGGCGGGGTGGTCGTTTACTACCCGCTGTCGATGGCGAAAGGGGAAATCTGATGAAGTACTGCGTCAATACCACGAAGGCCGTCATCAACATCGGCGGGCACACTGTGATCGCTCCGACGACGGGCGCCTGGGTCGACCCGGAGATCCGCGGGGTGCAGGATCTGATCGACCGCGGACTGCTGGTCCAGAGCCAAGCGCCGGAAGGGGACAAGGCGCCGAAGAAGGGCGCCGAGGCCGCCCAGGCGGCGCATGCCGAAGACAAGGAGCCGTCCACGGTCAAGGAGCTGAAAGCCTGGCTGGATGAGCAGGGCGCCCAGTACTCGCCGTCGGCGTCGAAGCCGGAGCTGCAGGGCCTGTACGAAGCCCTGAAGGCCACCGCCGCGGGCCAAGGCGGCGAGGACACGCCGGGCGCCGGCGGCTCGCAGGAGTCGTAAGCATGGCCGCCACCGTCGACGATCTGGATTTCCTGGCGCCGGCGGTGGCCGGCATGCCGCGCGAGGACAAGGAGCGCGCTCTCGCATTCGCCGCCGGTTACCGCCCGGCTTGCCTGCCCGAGAAGAAGCAGGACGAGGCCCAGCTATGGTACGCGGCGTGGCTGCTGTATGGCATCAAGATGCAGCGGTCGGCGGAGGCCGACGGCGTGTTGGCCAGGCCGGGAGTGGTGAGCGAGAAAGAGGGCGACCTGCAGCGTACCTACGGGCGCGTGGACGGCGCCGACGATCCGGCCGGCTTCCTTGGTCACTACCAGAAGCTGGCGCGAGTGTGCGCCGTCGGCGCGGCAACCGTCAGGAGCCATCCCCGTGTCTGTGAAAGCGATCGATAGAGGCCTGGCGTTGCACGCCCGCTTGGCCAGGTCGCTGCAAGGTCGCGGCGTGAAGTTCGGCATACAGGCCGATGCCGGCAAGGACCCCGCCACGCAGGCGGATCTGCTGGACATTGCGATCTGGAACGAATTCGGAACCGAGACGATCCAGGCGCGGCCGGCGATGCGTGACTTTGCGGAGAAGAACGGGGAGGTGCTGGGGCAGGCCATGGATCGAATGGCGACCGCCGTCGAGGATGGCCGGTTGACCACCGACCAGGCCCTGGACCAGCTCGGCACGTTTGCCGAGAAGCACCAGAAGGCCCATATCCGCAACTCCAAGAAATGGGCCAAGCCCAATGCGGAGTCGACCATCGCCAAGAAGGGCAGCGACGTGCCCTTGATTGATGACGGCCTCCTGGTCAACGCCGTCAGATACCAGAAGGTGTAGCGCCATGAGCTTCAGAAAACCCCATGTCGTACGGACCCGCCTCCCGGGGCGGCGAGAACGCGGCCATTGGATCGAGGGCGAGCCGGGGCCGGAGAAACAGATCTCCGCGTCGGTGCAGCCAGCCAAGGCAGCCGACTACGAGCAGCTGCAGGCGAACCCTGAAGGGCGGCGCGTGCGCGCGGCCGTTCGCATCTACACCACGGCGCAGTTGGCAGTGGCCGGTCAGGACTGGACCGGCGGCGACCGGCTGGTATGGGACGCCGCGCCAATGGCGGGCGAATACCTGCTGGTGGGCGTGGCGCCCTGGCAATCCGGCGTCATCCCGCATTTCCGCTACCTGGCCGTGCTGCTGGCCGACAACGAATTGATGCAAGCCCAGGATTCCCCGGCTACCTGGAACGGGGGCGGACGGGGCTAAACGTCCGCAGGGTCTTTCCCGGGTCCGGCCGGGCATTCCAGGCCACCGGAGAGGGCAGCGCCGAGTCGGCCACGCTGTAGCGTTGGCTGATAGTCCCATCGGCGCAGAATTCTATGGAACGAGACATGGCACCAGAGGACGCGATTTTCGAGCTGATAGAGGCGGCCGCCTCCGGCGTGCCCGTGATATTTGCCAACGAGAACGGCAACCGCCCGCGCCAGCCATATATCGCCATGGCGGTGCGCTGGTCGCAAGCCGGCCCCGCCGAGCGGGGCAGCGTCGGTGACGACGGCTTGATGGCCGTTTCACACCACACGGACGCCATCGTCGAATTGCAGGGCTACGGCGTCGGCGCCTTCGAGGGCCTGGCCGGCATGCAGCTGCGGCTGCAGCACCCCCTCTTTGAAGACCGGGCCGAAGCGCTGGGCCTGGCTGTGTTCGATCTGGGCCGCCTGGAAAACGTCCCCGTGTTGCGGGATGGCGCCCGCTACGAGCAGCGCGCGGTGCTCGAGCTTGGCGTCCGGTACGCCACATCCTTTGCGGGCGACACCAGCTTCATTGCCACGGTGGCTGGGGCCGGTGTCACCTCCGGTGGGCTGACGCCGCCGGTCGAGACGACCTTTTCCGTCACCGAGGGCGACGCGCCGTAGCGTCGCCGTCGCCCATTCTTTCGCTACATGGCCTCCGCCCGGAGGCCGCTTTCATTGGAGCCACATATGGCAAACCTCGATCGGATCGTCAATGTGGCGATCTCCCTGAACACCACCGCCATCAAAGAGCAGAATTTCTCCGACATCCTGGTGCTGGGCGCGCACGTTCTTTCGGTGAACCGGATCCTGGTGGTTACGGAGGCCTCCGAGCTGCTGGACCTGGGCATCAGCCAGACCGACCCGCTGTACATTGCGGTGCGCGACGCCTTCAAGCAGATTCCGACGGTGACGCGCGTCTTCGTTGGCCGTCGCCAGGTCGACACGACCCGTGTCACCGTTACGCGCGCCGGCGTCGCGGACTACGAGGTCACGCTGCGCTGGCGTGCCCAGGGCGGCGCGATGCAATCGGCCTCGCCCAAGTTCACGGGCCTGGCGGCAAGCACGCCTGACGACATCGCCGCGGGGCTGGTAGCCGCGATCACCGCGAGCGGCGCTCCCGTGTCCGCCACGTCGGTCGGCGCCGAGGTTTCCATCACCGCCAGCACCGCTGGCACCGCCGTGGCTGTGTCGGTCAAGGGAAACCTGTCGGTGAGCATCCCCACCAGCACGGAAACGCCCACTGCGGCGCTCTCCGCCTGCATGAAGGAAAGCGGCGACTGGTATGGCGTCGCGCTGGCCAGCCGCGTCGAAGCGGATGTTCTGGACGCGGCCGAGTGGGTCGAATCCAACGGGCGCCTGTTCGGTGTTTCCAGCGACCAAGCCGGGATCATCGACGCAGCGGTCACGGACGACCTGGCTTCCAAATGCCAGCGGAAGCAGTATTTCCGGACCCACGTTTGGTTCCATGGCCAGGCCGGCACCGAGGCGCTGGAAGCCGCCGTTACCGCCAATCGCTTCACCTTCTATCCCGGCGGCGAGACGTGGGCCAACACGCGCTTGGCGGGCATCAGCTATGACAACCTCAGCGAGGGGCAGGCCCTGGCCGCCCACGCCAAGAACGCCAACACCTTCGAGCAGATGCGCAACTTCGCCGTGACGCAGAACGGCAAGGTGGCGGCGGGTGAGTGGATCGACGTGATCCGCGGGCGCGACTGGCTGGCCGAGCAGGTCAAGATCGAGGTCGCCACCCAGCTGATCAACGCGAACGGCAAGGTTCCTTTCACGGACGACGGCATTCAGATCCTGGTGACCGGCGTGCGCAAGGCGTTGATGCTCGGCCAATCGCGCGGCCTGATTGCGCCCGACGAAATGGACGCCAGCGGAAAGATGATTCCGGGCTTCGTCATCACTGCTCCGCTGTCGATGAACATTTCCACCAACGACAAGGCCAACCGGATCCTGCGTGACCTCAAGTTCAGCGCCCGGCTGGCCGGCGCCATCCACGTTGCCGATATCAAGGGCAACCTGACTTACCAGCAACTCTAAGCGGAGAAATCCAGCATGGCTGTGAAAACCTATGCACCCAACCGGGTGAAGATCGTGATGGGCGCCATCGCCCTGAGCGGCCTGGCCGAAGACACGTTCGTGACCGTGTCCGAGATCGGCGAGGGAATCTCCTCCGTCGCCGGTGTCGACGGCGAGGTCGCGCGTTCGATGTCGCGCGATTCGCGCCTGCGCATCACGGTGACGCTGTTGCAGACCAGCACCAGCAACGCCCTGTTGTCGGCACTGCACCAAGCTGACAAGACGACCGACGGCGATGGCGCGGTGCCGGTCGCCGTTACCGACCTGCGTGGGAAGTCGCTGCACGCGTCCGACTCTGCGTGGATCGTGAAGACGCCCGACGCGGGGTATGCCGCCAAGGTGGGAACCCGCGAGTGGGTCATCGAAACCGGCCCGGCCGTGAACATTGTGGGGGGTAACACCTGATGAGCCGCACCAAGCCTTTCCAGATCGGGACGACCACGTTCCATGTCACGAAGTTCGACGCGCTCACCCAGCTCAAGCTGCTGGGCGACCTGCAAAAGGAGGTCACCCCGGCCGCCGGTGCGCTGTTCGGCGCCGTGATCAGCGAGCCGGGCGAGGCGCGCGACGAGCAGGCCATCATGGACGCGCTGCGCCAGTTGTCCGGCCGCCTGGGCGGGGACGACCTGAAAAAGTGGTTCGGCATGTTGGTGACTCCGGAAAACGTGAGCTTCGAGCTCGACGGCCGGGAACCGCAGCCCCTGACCGACGCCCACCGCGGGCTGGCGTTCCAGGATTTCGCCGAAATTCTGGAGTTGATGTACCACGTCCTGATGCACAACTTCTCCGGCCCTTTGGTGCGCTGGGCCGGCCGCTTTGGTCCGGCCCGAGAGAAGCTGGCGAACCTGTCGGGGTCTTTGATCCCGCCTTCGAACGAGAACTGATCGTCTGGCGGCCAATCCTGGCCGGTCATGTCAGCCTTGAAGCCGTGCGCCTGGGGCACGTTGACCTCCTGGACATCATGAAGCTGAACGCGCTCATGGACGCCCGGGATGCGGCCCAGGAGCAGGCGAATAGGAAGAACAACACATGACTACTGTTCGTGAACTGGTCACCCTGCTGCGGTACCAGGTGGACGAGGCAGGCCTGAAGAAGTACGAGGACGCCTACCAGGACGCTCAGGAGGCCATGCGCAAGGCCAGCGCCAAGACGGTGCAGTCGATGCGCCAGGCCCTGACGGGGGCGGTGTTCAAGCCCGGCGCATGGAGCGTGGGCGCGGGCCGGGAAAGCGTGGGCGCGGGTACGCCGCCCGTCGCCCGGCCCGCGCACCCTGGCTTGCCTTTGCCCTTGCGCACCCCGGTCACCGGCGCGGCCGGCCTGGGCGTAGCCGCCGCCTTTCCCGTGAACGTCGCTGAGACGCGCGCTCGAATCGGCCAGGTCCAGGCCGCGTACGGCACATTGTTGGCTAGGGCGCGGTCCGGCCTTCACGTTGTGCGGGAAGTGGGGATTGGCACCTGGGAAGGCATCCGCCTGGGAATTCAAGACGCGCGGCAGGCTCAGGAGCGCATGACGCGCTCGCAGTGGCAGGGCACCCGCGCGGTGAAGGAACAGGCCGGCGCATTCGCCGGGCTGCGCGGAATTATCGGCGCGGTCCTCGGCGTCTCGATCGTCAAGAGGATTTTTGGGGATATCGACGCCTGGGGCCAGATGGAAGCCCGCATGAAGCAGGCGACCAGCTCCGCCCAGGAGTACGCCGAGGTGGACCAGGAACTGGCGAGGGTGTCGCGCCTGACCTACAAGTCCTATTCGTCGAGCGCAGAGCTATTCGTGCGCACCCGGCGCACCATGGCGGACCTGGGCAAGACCACGCAGGACACCATCGACGTGACCGAAGGCCTGTCCCTCGGCATGGCCCTGTCCAGCACGAAGGCCCAAGACCAGGAGTCGGTGATCTCTTCGGTGACGAAGGCGATCATGCAGAACAAGCTGGGGATGGAGGAGTACAGCACGCTCATGCGTGCGGCACCCCGCCTTCAGGTTGCGCTGGCCGACGGCCTGGGCATAACCACCGACAAGCTGCTGGAGCAGGTCAAGGCCGGCAAGCTGACCACCGACACCTTCCTGCCCGCACTGCAATCGCAACTGGCCAAGATGCGCGTCGAAGCGCAGGACATGCCGGTCACGATCGCTGACGCGATGACCGTCTGGAATGACGCGTTCCAGCGGTTTTTCGGGAAGACGCTGACATTCGGCCGAACCGCGGTGCTGGGCGTTACCCAGTCGATCGAGTTTCTGGCGGACAACATCGCCACCGTCATCAAGCTGCTGGCGATCAGCGGCGGCGCGTGGGGGCTGGTGAAGCTGCGAGGCTGGCTTCGCCTGGCGTCGTTCCAGTCTGGGGGGCTTGTCCGGTCATTGGTGGCCGCGACGCGCGCGGCAATCGGCCTGGATTCGGCCATGGCGCTGCGCCGCGGGCCGGCCGGCGCGGCGCGCATGCTGGCTTACTGGAATCGCACCTTGGCGCCCATGCTGCGTATGGCGGCGGTCCTCGCCACGATCTACCTGCTGGTGGACGATATCGGCGTGTGGTTCCGCGGGGGCGACTCCGTATTCGGCGACCTGATTGGACCCGTGGAGGATTGGAGGAACGAAATCGAGGCCGTGAAGGCCGTGTTGGTCCAGGTGAAGGACTTCCTGGGTGGCACGGGCCAGGCGCTGGGGCCCTGGGCGAAGAAGTGGGGCACGATTGCCGTTATGGCCTACGGCCTGTGGAGGATCCTGAGCCCTGTCCGGGGCCTGATCATGTTCCTGGCCACCAAGGCCGTGCCCTTGCTGTGGAAGGCGTTCGCGATGACGCCGATCGGGCGTGTCGTCGCGGTGATTACCGCGGCGCTGTGGCTTATCTGGTCGAACTGGGACCGCATCGTGAAGTTCTTCGTCGATTCCTGGGACAGCATCCGCAACGCGGCCAAGGGCACCTTCATGGAGCCCGTCATCGACTACATCGAGGCCATCTGGGCGTTCTGGGAAGGCATTTTCAAGGGCGTGGTTGCGGCGTTCACGGGGGACTGGGACGGCGCAATCAAGCACTGGCACAACGCCTTCTCGGGGCTATGGAAATACTTCGATGAGATCGGCGATCGCATGGTTGCCAAGATCAAGGATATCGGCAACGCGATCACCGAGTGGATTTCCAAGAAGTGGGATGAGGCTACGGAGAAGATCGAAAGCTTCTTGCCGGAGTGGATGCGCGACAAGTCGATGGCGGAATCGGGCAAGCAGAGCAATGCCTGGCTTCGAGAGAACGTGCCGTGGCTGTCACCCTTCATGGGTGATGCCTACTTGAAGCCTGATCCCGCGGCAACGGTGCGCGCCGGTGTTGGGGGGCGAGGGCCGGTGACTGTCCAGAACCACGCCGAGGTGACCATCAACGCACCTGGTGCTGATCCCAACGCGATCGCAGGCGCCACCCGGCGTGGCATGGAGGCGACCCAGCAGCGCAGCGCTGACGCCATGGCCAGGTTCTTTCAGTTTCCGACCGGCGTCGAAGCGCCTCGATAGGGGGATTTATGAGCTTTGTGTCTTTGGTGTTCGGTTGGAACGGCGGCAGCAGCATCGGCGTCGTTCCGCTGGATGCCCTGTTGAGCGAGTCGACTTCGCTGGAAAGCCAGGCGACAAGCTACCCGGTGGAAGATGGGCCGCCCGTCACCGACCACGTGGTGCAGGAGTCTGAGCGGCTGCAGCTGGACGGCTGGGTGACTGCCGCCGAGGTTTCGCTGCTCGGCGGGCGCCTCGCTGGCCGGGCCGGCGGGGGCGGCGCCGGAGCCGGTCGTTCGAAGCTCATCAGCGCCAAGGCGGCGCTGCGGCAGATCCATGCAGACCGCCTGCCCATCACCGTGACCACGGGCCTGGACGTGTACACCGATTTCGTCATGGAGCGGTGCGAGATCGGCCGCGCTGCTGATGGCGGAGAACGGTTTTCCATCACCGCCGAGTTCAAAAAGATCCGGAAGGTCACCCTGCGGCAGGCGGATATCCCGCCTGCCAAGACGAGCGGCTCGGCGACGGGCAAGGCAGGAGCGACCAAGACCAACGCCGGCAAGGCGGCGCCGCGCGAGGTCTCGGACCTGAAGAGCGCCACCAGCGGCGCAGGCAAGAAGGCGAGCGGCATTCTCGGGGGCGGTCAATGATTCAGATTCCGGTGCTGGACGCAAACGACAGCTTGACCGAGGTCGAGCTGGACGGCGTTACGTACTTCCTGGGCTTGGGCTGGAACAGCGAGTTCGAGGCCTGGGCCATGTCGATCGAGAACGCATACAACGAGGTTGTGGTTGCGGGAATCGCCCTGGTGCCTGATACGCCGCTGCTGGCGCAATATCGCCACCTGCAGGTGCCGGCTGGGGAGTTGATCGCGCTCGCCCCGGACAGACGCAACACGATCAGCCGCGCGGCACTGCCCAGTGGCGAGGTGGGCCTGATGTATGTGAGTGTCGATGAGGTGCCCAATGCCGCGCTTTGACCGGGTCTACAGGCTGCTGGTGGGAAAGCCGAACCAGAAGGGCGTGGAGATCGTGCAGCCCATTCGTATTACCTTCGACGTGCGCAAGGACACGGAAGAGGAGCCTAACGACCACACGATCCGCGTTTACAACTTGGCCGCAGCTACCCGCCGCGCCCTGGAGGAGCCGGGCCTGCGCTGTGTGCTGTACGCGGGCTATGCGGAGGAGGGCGGGCCGCTGTTGATGGCGTCAGGGAGTGTGGTGTTCGCCTACACCAAGTTCGAGCAGCCGGATGTGGTGACCGAGTTGATCGTCAAGGACGGCTACACCGAAGTGCGGGATACAGCCATCTCGATTGGTCTGGGGCCAGGGGCGCAGGCCAGCACCATCATCCGGGATATCGCCCGCCAGATGGGCCTTCCGCTCGTCATGGCTGACGATGTGGCGGACCGCCGCTGGCAACAGGGCTTTTCGTTCTATGGCGCGGCTCGAACGGCGCTGCACAAGGTCACGCAGGGCACCGGCCTTGAATGGTCGATCCAGAACCAGCAGCTGCAGGTTGTACAGCGCCGTGGGACGACGCGCCGCCAGGCCGTCGTGCTGGCCGCCGACACGGGCCTACTCGGCTTCCCCGAGCGCACCAGGGAGGCGGCGCGCGAAAAGGCGAAGGTGAAGGACCAGACCACGGGCGACAACGTCAATCTGGTCAGCGCCCAGCAGCAGCGCGACGGCTGGCGCGTGCAGTCGCTGCTATTGCCAACCCTGAACCCCGGCGATCTGGTGAAGCTGGAAAGCAAGAGCGTTGAGGCATTCCTGCGGGTGGAAGGGCTGCAGCATTCGGGCGATAGCGCGGGCGGCAACTGGCAGACCGAGCTGCAGCTGGTGGACAGGTACGCGCCGCCAAAAACCAAGGCGAAGACATGAACAACCCAATTTCCGCGTTGCGCACGCTCATCTCGTCGGAGCTGGCGGACGTTTATACGACGCTGCCTGGCGAAGTCGTGTCCTACGACGGCGAGACCGTCACGGCGCGGCCGGCGCTGGCCAAGCGCCTGGCCAACGGCGAAGTGCTGCAGGCGCCGTTGATCGTACGGGTGCCCGTCCGGTGGTTCTCGGGCGATGTGAATGGCGCGCAGGCGCTGATCTCTGTGCCGCTGAAGCCTGGCGATCCAGTCACGCTGTCGTTTTCGGCGCGCTCGCTAGAAAACTGGCTGGCCGGCGACAACGGGCCGCCGGATGACCCGCGACAGTTCGACCTCTCGGACGCCTTTGCATCTCCGGTTGTGCGGCCTGGCGCCGGCAAAGCGGACACCGAGAACGTCAGTATTCAGTACGGGCCGGGGTCGATGAAGATCGCCCCGGATGGAGCGCTGACCATCAAGGTGCCTCGCAAGCACGTGATCGCCGATGAGACGGTTTTCGACAGCAATGTGACCGTCAACGGGCTGCTCACCTACACCCAGGGCATGAACGGCTCTGGCGGGAGCGGCGACGGCACGATCAACATCGACGGTAACGTCAACTTCCGCAACGGCGTCCTCACGCACAACGGCAAGAACGTGGGGGACACGCATAGGCATCCCAATGGCATGGGCGGCACGACGGAGGAACCCATCTGATGAGCGTAGACCTCCAGCTGTCTCCCGATCATGACCTGGCCATGGACCTGCTGGGCCGGACCGCCCTTGTCGACGGCGCGGAAAGAGTGGCGCAACAGATCAAAGTCACCCTGCTGGCGTTCCTGGGCGAGTGGTTCCTGGATACGTCATTCGGCGTGCCGTATTTCGATCAGGTCCTGGTGAAGAACCCTGACCGCGCGGCCATCGAGGCCGTGTTCCGCGCGCGGATCTTGGACGTGCCGGGCGTGTCACGCGTTCGCCGGCTGTCTCTGGCCATCGACCGGGCGCGGCGCGTATTGAGCGTCGAGTTTGAGGCTGATTCAGCCTACGGGTTGGCCAGGGGAACCGCCGAATTCTCGGCGCCCTAAATTTCTGAATCTTGAGGTTTTTCTATGGCTTACGGCGTCACGCCGGACGGCTTCGTCCGCATGCGCCTGCCGGAAGTCCGGCAGGAGATTGTTGAGGACCTGCGCGCGCGGCTGCTGGCCGCCGGCTACAGCCAGAGCGTGGAGACGCGGCCCGATAGTGTCACGGGCCTGCTGATCGACACCTTTGCCGAGCGCGAGGCGGCCCTTTGGGAGCAAATGGAAGGGGTATACCTGTCCATGTACCCCGGCTCGGCCACCGGCGCGTCGCTGGACCGGTCGGTGTCTTTCACCGGGGTGCGGCGCTTGGCGGACGAGCGGTCCCGCGCATATGTGGTGCTGTACGGCGCGGCGGGGACGATGGTGCGCGCTGGTGCCCGTGTGCGACATCGCGTGAGCCAAAACCTATGGGAGCTGGCCGCCGACACCACCATCTTGGCGGGTGCCGCGGCTGATATCACGTTGCAGCCGGCGCCGGCGCCAAACACCGTCTACACGGTGACCGTGGACGGCCAGCCCTACTCGTACACCTCGATGGCCACCACCAACCTTCCGGCCATTCTGGGCGGCTTGGTCGCAGCTTTGGAGCCGAGTGGCCTGGCGGTGTCCAGCGACGGGGCCACTGTTCGCGCGGCTACCGACGGGCGCGTTGCGCGCGCGTTCGCCTGGTCGAGCCAGCTCGCGCTCGTCCGCCTCGGCTCGCCGGCGTTGGTGCTGTCAGATGGCGCATCAGTGGAGGGCGCCGCCCCTGGTGACCTGAACGGTATCGTGACGGCGGTGGAGGGCTGGGACGCCGTCGATAACCTCCAAGCCGGCGTCGCCGGCAGGCTGGCGGAGAACGACGCCGCACTTCGGGCGCGGTATCCCACCGGGTTGTTCCGCCTCGGGGCCGCCACGCTGCCGAGCCTGGCGCCCAACATCCGAGACAAGGTGGCGGGCGTGCGCGCGCTGCGCGTTTTCTCCAACGATGGTGATACGGTGGACGCCGCTGGCCGGCCGCCGCATTCTGTGCACGCGGTGGTGGACGGCGGCCTTGACGACGAGGTCGCGGCCGCCATTTTTCAGTGCAAGGGTGGCGGTATCGATACCCACGGCGCGGTGCTTGTGATCGTGACCGATGGTGAGGGGGCCAAGCACCCGATCAGGTTCGACCGCCCCGCAAGGGTCTATGTGTGGGTTTCGTGCGCTGTGACGCTGCTGCCGCCATCGGAACAGGCGTTTCCACCCGACGGGTTCGAAACGATCGCGGCGAACCTCGCAGCGGCCGGAGAGGGCTTCTCCATCGGCGACGATGTGATCCGGCAGCGCCTGTTCGGCGCGATATACAGGACGGCGGGCATCTCGTCGGTCGACCTGCGGCTGGCATTCTCGACCGACCCGGCTTTCGTTCCGGCCCCGGATGACTACGTCGACGCCAACATTGAAATCCTGGATTCCCAGGTGGCGGCCTTCGACCTATCTCGTATCAAGGTGACCTGATGGACCTACAGCAGGATCATGCCGGCATTGCCTGGTCGCATTGGCTCGGGCAGTTTCAAGGGAAGCGGCGCATCGAAGCGCTGGTCAAGGCGCTCCTGAAGCCCGCCAACGGCCTGCAGGGCGCGCTGCGCGCAATGTACGAAGAACGGTGGCTGGACACGGCCGTGGGGCAGCAATTGGACGGCATCGGCGAGATCGTGGGGCTGCCCCGCGTCATCGACGAGGCGATCTATGTGCAGTTCTTTGGCTTCGCCGGGCAGCCGAACGTCACCGGGTTCGGCCAGGCGAGGCTTCGCCGCGCCAACGAGCGGCCTGTCTCCGGATCGACCAGATTGATGGACGCCGAATACAGAAATCTCCTGTACTGGAAGATTGCCCTAAACAACGGGCACGGGACCACCCCCGAGATCTCCGCCTCCCTGAAGCCGATCTTCGACGTGTCGCGCGTGATCGTCCAGGACGCGGGCAACGCCAAGATCCGGATCTGGGTGAGCCGCATCCCGGGGCCGAACGACCCTCTGATGGCAAACCCATACAAATGGGTTCCCAAGGCCGCAGGGGTCGGTGTGCAAATTATCTCTGGCTCGACGGAAAAGCCCTTTGGCTTCCGCGAGCAGGGTTTCTATGGCTTTGGCGTCGGCGTGCTGGCGCGAGGAATTCACTGATGGCAGACACCAATTTTTTCGAACTGTTCACCGTCACCTGGGCGCAGGCCGGCACGGTCGATGTGATCACGGACGTGCAGTACAAGACCGGCTGGACCTACATCGGGTCGTTGCCGCCGACCGTCGAGCAGTTCAACAAGGTTCAGCAGCTCAACGATGAAAAGATGGGCTGGATCTACCGCCAACTGGCCGCGGTCGCCGCTCTGACCGGCCGGCCGCTCTCTGCCGCCGGCGACGACGCGATTTCCTTCGCACTTCAGAACCTCAACGCTGCCAGCCTGACCTCTGGCACGGTGCCTGTGGCCAGGCTGGCCGGAACGGCCGCGTCGCTGGTGGCCGGCGCCGCGACGAAGTTGTCTACCAGCCGAAGCTTCTCGATCGAGGGCGGGGTGACCGCCGGCGCCCAGCCGTTTGACGGGTCCGCTGACGTAAAGCTGGTGGTATCTGGCATCGACATGAGCAAGGCGACGGCCGGCCTGCTGGCCGTAGCGCGCGGCGGGACTGGCCTGGCGACGGTTGCGAACGGGGAATACCTCCTCGGCGCAGGCACGGGCGCGCTGACGACGAAGTCCGCGGCGCAGGTACTCGAGCACATCGGCGGGGCGCCCCTGGCCTCTCCGGTGTTCACCGGCTTGCCGAAGGCCCCGACGCCCGCCGCTGGCGATAAGAGCACCAGGGTGGCTACGACGGAATTCGTTGCTGGCAATTTTCCCCGGATGTATTCGATCGTTGCGCTTCCTACCCAGGATGTTGGTCCGATCGTCGTTATCGAATGCGCCGAAATCTGGTCCTGGTCTGCGAGTCAGTATTTCACGGGGTACCGCTCGCCGCTGTGCGGCCGGCCGGTGGACGGGCACACGGCGACCCCGTTGGCCAGCGAGACGGACGCCGTCGGTGGGCTCTTGTCGAAGGTGGACTACGCACCGCTCTGGGGCTATGCCCAGGAACAGGGCCTGGTCAAGACCGAGGCCATTTGGCAGGCGAACCGCGGCGCGCATTGGTTCTCGGACTTCTCGGCCACGCAATTCCGGGTGCCGGATCTGCGCGATATGTTCCGTCGTTTTACCGGAACTGACGCTGACACTGCAAATGCAAGAGCTATGGGCAGCCGTCAGAACGATGCGTTGCGCCTGCACGGCCACAGGGTGCGCGGCACGAATACAGCAACCCCGTTCTCGTCGCTCTACGCTGTGGGAGGTGCTGCCAACACGCTTGCTGGCGGCCAGGCTGGCGGGGACAACTTCTACGAGAAAGGTCCCGCAGGTGGTTCGTTCCCATACATCGAACAGACTGGGGGGGCCGAAACCCGGGGGCCGAACGTTGCCTATTACCCTCGGATCCACGCGTAGCCTAGACATGAATTCGTGGGTGATAGGCGGTGTTCGATGACCTGGTTTCCGGCCCCGTGTTTGCCGACACCAGGCCGGATTTCGGGAACCCGGCTTTGTTCGACGTGCCTGCGGGCATGAACCACCCTGGTCCCGAAGTCTGCTGGGCAGCCGAGGATTCAAGCAAAAAGGTGAGCGGTCCCACCTGGTCAGCTTGTCTCGACGCCATAGCTCTTGCATTTGCAGTGAGGCGGACGTCAAGCATGGATCCGAGGGTAGTAAGCAACGTTCAGGGACCGGGTCTCTTTCGACACCCGGGGCGCGCCTCGGGCGCCGTCAGAGATCGGATCGCGTACCCGGTTTGTCGATACCGCCCCGACCGGGGACTCGTAGGCGTCGGTGGTCCCATCCGGCTCCACGCGGCCACGCACCGCAGGGAAGTAGTGCAGGGCGTGCCAGTGGCCTTGGAATGCGTCGCCCTGCCTGCTGCCGGCCTCGCGCGCATTTGCAGTGAGGCGGACGTCAAGCATGGATGCGAGGGTGATAAGCAGTGTTCGTCGGGCGCACCCTCGCTACGTTGCCCGACGTGGGCGTTCCGGCAGTGCCTGGCGTGCTGCTGATCTTCATGCCCGGGGTCGGGCTGGCCACTTGCTCCAGCCCCCATACGGCGGCGGCCGCGGCCGAAAAGTCGGCGATCGACGTCAGGCCGGTGGGGCCACCGTTCACGGCGATCGCGCTTCCCGACTGCCGGGATGCCAACGCCCGTGCATTTGCAGTGCAAATTTCACTTCTTAGGAGAACGCAGTATGCAGAAAGACGTATTCCAGACCGACGATGATGGTCTGTATCTGTACCAATCTGTCGCCAATGAGCTGGCGCTGACGCCCGGCGCATTCAACATCCCTTTCGGCGCCTATGAGGACGCGCCTCCCACGCCGCCGGCCGGCAAGTGGCCCCGGCGCCAGGGCGGCGCGTGGGTGATGGTCGAGGATTACCGCACCACGCCGCTCTGGGTGGTGGAAACTGGCGCGCCGTACTCGCTCGGTGCCGAGCACGACGGCGCCGCTGGCAAGGTCAGCTATCCGGGCTGGGGTAAGTTGCCGGCCTGGCTGACGACGGTTGAGCCGCCTCAGCCGGTTATCGACGGCGAAGCGGGGGCATAAGCCCTAGGCCGCTATCGGCATGGCCTCCAGCTCGATCTCGCGCTCCCGGCGCATCTCTTCGAGCTGCTTGCGGCCCAGCGGGCTTCGCGCGAGCTTTTGCGCCAGCTCGCGCCCGTGTGGATGGTAGTAGCGCAGCAGCATGCGGGTGTCGACGTTGCCGTTGACCTTCGCCAGTTCGTGGATCTGGAACACCGTCGCGAGCTGTGAGGTGCCTTCGTGCCGCAGGTCGTGAAAACGCAGGTCTCGGAAGTAGGC